CCCTGCTCGAATACTTGCCGACGTTACTGAACTAATCGTAGGTGAATTGATGTAGAGCGCAAGTAGTCCATCGACATTAACACGCACAGGAACTATTTGGTTCGTGTACGTGTTACGAGAGAAGTTCATTTTGCATATTTTGTCGATTCTACGAGAAACGGCGGTCACGATTTTGTTCATGACCGCCGTCTGATTTGCAGTTGGAACTTCCACTTCGCCGTATTCAAATACATCCGCAGCGGTAGTGTAGTCCATTTCTCACCTGACTAACCGTTGGCAATGTTGTTAATAACACCGATTGCAAACGGCGCATAACAGACCAAAACCTCTTCACAGTACACGCCCACAGCCTGTTGACGGCTGGTGACAGGCCAATCAATCTGGTAGTAGTCCTGACGTGCTCGAATCTCGGCAACGTTCGGAACTTCTGATGACTGGTACTGTGCTGGGAGGTCGTCAGCCCAAGCCAAAATCGTACCAGGAGGTACGTTCGGGTGAACCTCAACACGAAGCGGTTGCTTGGTGATTGGGTTGAAGTAGGTGTCAACGAACGGTGACGCAGCCAACTGCATTGACGCAGCGTTCTCGCCCACGTTGTAACGAACCATTGGAGCACCCGATGAACCCGTCAACACCTTGTTTGAGATGTTGCGAATCTCTTGAGCGTTACAGTAAATCACGGTCGGTGACAACTGATTCTGATTCCACATAGTCACCAACATGTCGTCGATTTCCTCAACTGAACCACGACCTGATGAGGTCAAGGTTGAACCAGCACCAGCAGTACCCGTTGCAAGGGTCTTCAAGTACGCACCTGAACCTGACGCAAAGCCCTGATAGAGCAAGCCGTCAAAGGCAAGGGTGTTCTGTGAGTTGTCTGATGACAAGCCAGTGGCTGAAGCAACCTGACGTGAGGCAGTCACGATAGGAGCGGTAATCTCCACTGAGTTGATGGTTGTGATTGCTTGCAAGTACAGTGAGGCGGCGGCGTTGGTTGTGCCGACATACCAAGCGTAAGCACATGCACCATTCACTGGGGCGACTGATGCACGCAACGTCTGACCAAGCGTGACAGCCTGACCAGCCGAGATTGCGCTCAAGGCAGCTGCGCCACCGTTGATGACGTAGGTCAAACCATCAGCACCTGACACGGTCTGACTTGTGGCAACACCAGTGGCTGACACTGATGAATTGCGATAACCCTCGTAGGTCAAGGAGACACAAGCGACGTAGTAGGTAGCGGCGGCGACGGTACCACCCGATGAACCAACTGAAACGGTTGGTGTTGGGGTTGTGCCAAGCGCAACCGATGTGTTACCACCGATGATGGCTGACTCTTCCTTCAACATCAACTTCTGAAGCAAACGCATGGTCATACGGGCACGAATGTCTTCGAAGCCACGACCAGCGTTAATGGCTTCGTATGATGCCTGGTCTTCCTCACCGATGGTGCGGAATGATGCGCTCAATGACTGCGTGAGGTAGCTCATGCGCCCTGAACGCTGACCTTCAGGAACCCAGCCCATACCGTCAAAGCCTGAACCGATGATGTTGCGAACAACACGCCAGTTGGTGGCTGTACCGATACCTGTACTTCGTGGCAAGGTGTTGCGAATTGGTGTCTGTACTGGATACAGATTCTTCGCAGGAGCTTGCAAGTCGTAAGCGGCAAGGTTATTGGCAGTGGTAATAGACTTCTGAATTGAGTCGTTACTGCGCATCTGTGCTTGTTTAATCAGGTCAAGCGTCTGATTGGTCATGGTGTCACTCATTTGGACTCACCCTCCTATAGAAAAATCTTTTTTGCTTCCAACAAAGCGGCTCGTTCTCGCAACTGCTTGCGCACAAGTGGGTTATCAGTTTCGTCAATCATCTTATACAACGTATTCAACTCATCGTGTGGGGTTGACTTACCCTCGGTGTCGCTTGCGGCTGACGCACCAAGAGCTTTGTTAACCGCCGTGCCACGAATTACAGGAGAGTTACCCACGGGGGTATTCTCAAGTGCCTCAATACGCTGTGTAAGTGTATCTACCTTTTCCACCAGTGGCTCAAGTGATGCCATTTTCTCCATCAATGGTGCGATTGCATCCTTGGTGTTATTTACTGCCTCAGCAAGTGGATTGACGGTTTCAAACAACGACGCATGTTGCTCTTTTGAAGCAGTTTCAATGCGTTCAATTTGTTTGTTAATGCCCTCCAATTGCGCAGCAATTACGCCTGTCAACGACTTGGTAATTGCATCCACATCAATGACGTTGGGGGTCTGCACCTTCTCAACCGACGTGTTGTCGGCAGGAGTGGCATCAGCCTTGGCAACATCTGCAACAACTGCGTCAACCGCAGTCTCTTCTGTGGTTGCAACGTCGGTCTTTTCAGGCGTCCCCTCCATAGCCTCGGCTGGAGGTGCACTGTTTTCCGTCATTTGCTCCATTTGCATGACTTCCTTCTCAATACTAGCCAAATCTACTGCGTTTTTTCGCAAATCGCCTGTCTGCTGGTTAGCAGCCAGAACGGGGTTGCCGATTCCTCGCAACATTGCCATCGTCTCAGGGCTTGGCGCCATTGACGTAGGCTGCTGTGGCGGGACAACTGCTTGTTGCACTGCAGGTTGTGGAACTTCAGGTGGTGCTGGAACTTCTTCAGTTGGCACCGCTTGCATATCCGCTCCGCCTTGTGTAACGGGTTGTCCTAGTTGTTGGTCCTGAGGTGGCATCTGTGGTTGCGTCTGTGCTTGCTGTTTCAATTGCATTACTTGTTGAGTAATGTACTGAATGGCTTGCATAATTTGGTCAAGTTGCCCCTCGGTTGCCTTGCTAATTGTGCGTCCTGCCTTCTGTAAATCTTCTGGCATTTGCGCATATGCAACATTTGATGTCTGCTGGAATGATGGATTGTATGCGTACACAGAATCCATATCCATCATGTTACCACCCATATCATCTCCCATGGGCGACATGCCATTATCGTTGTTGCCAAAATTGTTCGTGGGAGTAATGGGGTTTGCATTGTCAGCAGTGCCCGATTCAACATCTTCTGTATCTCGAGTTGTGCCTTGCGGAATAATACCCATAGCCTCAAGCATCAATGAAATAACTTCATTGTATCGCTCAGCTTGCTCCAAATCACCATCCATCTCTGCCTGATTGCGAAGTTGTTGCAATTGTGGCAAGATTTTTGATGGGTCTGAAATACCAGCTTTTAATACTGACTGGTCGGTATTAATTTTCTGCATGGTTTCCTCTGGAGATGCAGGAACTGCATCATCACGCTTCAAAAGTACAATGCGTGCATCAGGATTAGCAGGTCGGTCAACAAGTGAGATTTCATGCAACTGCAAACCAGTGATACGACGAATCTCTTTGCCATTCATCTTTTCAGTCAATGCTTGAAGCACTTTCCCGCCGATTGAAAACCCTTTAAGTACACCGCTTTTTACTTTTTCCCAAGTTTCGTTGTCGATAATTTGAGCGGTAATGCGTAAAGGATTGGTCAACTTGCTACCATCCTTAAGTTGAATCGTACCACGAACAGGCGTTGCTTGCAATAC